CTTTTAAAGTATGGGCAGGAACTTTGGGACAGGGTTTGGTCAATGGGCGCAACGTGGGTATCCGCTAAAACCGACATCGAGCTTTTGATGATGACGTGTGAAATGATTGATGAGCGGTGGAACCTTCGGGTAAAGGTTATGCAAAACGATGATGCAAAAATGCGGCGGGGCTTGCGCGAGCTAGACCGGCAAATAGTTTCAAACCTGTCGCTGTTAGGGTTTACGCCCGCAGACAGGTCGCGGTTAGGCGTTGCTGAAGTAAAAGCCCGGTCAAAGCTTGAGGAGCTGTTGGCGCGCTCGGAGCAATCGTGACCTGGCCGCCGCGTTGGCTGACCCACGATGTTGATGATTTAAGCAAGCGGGCGGGTTGGGCAATTGAGTTTATTGAAGCGTATGGGGTTATTACAAAAGATTCCGTTGCGGGCGCTTCGGGCTCACGGTTGCAGCTGCGTGAATGGCAAAAGGATATTATCCGCAACATATATGCAACCAACGAGGATGGGGGGTTTTTGCGGCGGGTTGCTTTGGCCGGCTTGCCTCGAAAAAACGGAAAATCAGCGTTGGCCTCACACCTTGCGGTTTTTGATTTGCTCTTGGGGCCAAAGGGTGGTGAAACTTATTCGGTTGCTGCTACACGCGACCAGGCGCGTATTGTTTTTGGCGAGGCGAAACGTATTATTGAATTTAACGAAGAACTCAGTAACGCAGCGAAGCTATACCGCGATGCGATTGAAATACCAGCCAGCGGGTCGGTGTACCGAGTGCTTTCTGCTGAGGCCGGCGCAGCTGAGGGCTTGAACAGTAGCGCCGTTTGGTTTGATGAACTTCACGCTCAACCGAACCGCAAAATGTTCGACGTAATGAGTTTGTCGATGGCGGCCCGCGGAGACAAATCGCACATGGTCGCAATCACGACAGCTGGGGTGCGCACTGATAGCACTGGCCGGGATTCCGTCTGCTACGACTTATATCAGTACGGTCAAAAGGTTGCACGCGGCGAGGTAGATGACCCGGCTTTTTGGATGGGATGGTGGGAGGCCCCTGAAGAAATGGACCACCGCGACCCTGAAACGTGGAAAATGTCAAACCCTGGTTTTGGCGACCTCAACGCTCACGATGATTTTGAAGCCGCGGTACGCAGAACACCCGAGGCCGAGTTTCGTACAAAACGCACAAACTTTTGGGCCAGTAGCCAAACGGCTTGGTTGCCCGCCGGGGCGTGGGAGGCCGCGGAAAGTGATGTCACGCTATCGCCCGACGACGAGATTATTCTCGGTTTTGATGGTTCGTTTTCTGGCGATGCCAGCGCAATTGTTTTTGCCACTATTCCAAAAGATGAAGACGAGCCGGTTAGGGTTGGCTTAGTTGATGCGTGGGAAAAAGACCCAAACATTCACGATGACCAGTGGCGGGTAAATATCGCGGAGGTTGAGCGGGCGATTTTAGATTTTTGTCAAAAGCACCCAAAGGTGCGCGAGGTTGCTTGCGACCCGTTCCGGTGGCAGCGGTCAATGGAAGTGCTTGAGGATAAGGGCGTGCCGATTGTTGAGTTTCCGTCTACCAGCGCCCGCCGTATGGTGCCAGCAACTCAGAAAGTGCTCGATGCCGTTTTAGACGGCAAACTTAAACACGATGGCAACGGGCTTTTAGCGAGGCACGTTGGCAACGCGGTAACTAAGGTTGACAATTTAGGTTCCCGTATTGTGAAAGACCAACGGAACAGCCCGCGAAAGATTGATGCGGCAGTTGCAATGACCATCGCAGTAGATAGAGCACTTACGGGTAGAATTGAACCCGTAGTGCCACAATTTTTTGTCTAGGGGTTTGATGTCCACGATTATTCAGGTGGCAGGTCTGGCCACAATTGTGACAGGTGTGGCGCTGTTGAGTATTCCAGCCGCCGTGATTACCGCGGGGGTTTTGATGGTGATTGTTGGGGTGGCGTTAAGTGCTTGAACGGTTTTTCTCAAAACGGGCTATCTCGTTCCAAAACATCTTCGAGTCGGGTGATGCGCTTGCGCTTGGGAACCTGTCGTCAACGCATATTAATCAGCAAACTGTTTTCCAGGTCAACGCTGTCTACTCGGCTGTTTCACTAATCTCAAACACTGTTTCAACCTTGCCGGTTGATGTTTTTATCCGACGTGATGGCGCGCGCTTCCCCTTCAGGCCGAAACCGGCGTGGGTTGAGCAGCCTGATGTTGATATTCCGCGGCAGGCTTTTTACTCGCAGCTCATAACATCGCTGCTGCTTGATGGCAACGCTTTTATTCGTATTTTTAGCAACCGGCAGGGGCAGATTGTCAACCTAATGGTTTTAAACCCAACCCAGGTTGAAGTGACCCGTGGGCCTACCGGGCGCTTAGTGTTCCACCTAGATGGTGAGGACAGGCCGCTTACCCAGGAGGAAATTGTTTTTATCCCTGACGTTATGCGGCCTGGAAAGGTGCGGGGAGAAAACCGGGTAAAGGCTTTGCGTGAGAACTTTGGACTTTCGCTTGCGCTTGAAAACTTTGCAAGCACGTTTTTTGGGCAGGGCACCAACATGAATGGTGTTATTGAAGTTGACTCAGATTTGACCGCGGAGCAGGCTGCGCAACTTTCTGAATCGTTTGGCGCTGCCCATCAGGGTTGGCGGCGCGGCCACCGCACGGGTGTTTTGACCGGCGGCGCTACTTTCAAATCAACCCAGATGGAACCCGACAAATCCCAGGCAATTGAGGCACGTCGTTTTGCCGTTGAGGATATTGCCCGTGCTTTTAATATCCCGCCGCATATGCTCGGCATTCCCGGCACGGCAGCTTACGCGAGCGTTGAGGCAAATGGATTGCAATTTATCCAACACACGCTAAGGCCAATCGTACAAAAAATTGAACTGTCTCTTTCGCCGCTTATGGCCCGCAGCCCCGGTGGCGACGAGGCGTTTATTAAGTTCAACCTTGATGGTTTGGCTCGCGCCGACCTACAATCACGAACCCAATCGTATTCCACTGCTTTGCAGGCAGGGTTTATGACCATCAACGATGTGCGCCGCCTTGAGGATTTGCGCCCGGTTGATGATGACGCGGCAAATACTGTTCGGGTGCCGTTGGCAAACGTTGCTATTGACGAGTCGCACGTGGTTTCAGAATCACAGAAAGTCACTATGGCCGCGCAATTGGTTGCAAACGGTTACCGGCCCGACGAGGTGCTTACGGCTTTGGGCTTGCCCGCTATTGGCCACACCGGTTTGCCCTCAGTGCAATTGCAGGCACCACAAAACGTTACGGAGCCAATTGCCGAGGAAGAGTCAGAATAATGCCAATTAACAGTTTTGAGGTCACCCTTTCAAATACAACGCCGGCGCTTATTGTTGCAGCCGACAACATGCCTCAAGATGTTGTCTTGCACAACATGACCAAATCATCAAATGAATATATTTATTTGGCGGGCTCATCTGATGAAGCAGACCTTACGAATAACATTCACATTGACCCAGGCCAAACAATTTATTTAACGATGCGGCCCAGCGATGAACTTTGGGGCCTTTCTGACCCTGATGGCTTGAACGTTGGGGTGCTACGTATTCGGAAGGCCGATTGATGCCTTATTACATTTCCGACAGCGCTGAGGGTTGCGATGGGTGGGCAACGGTAAAAGATGATGGCGAGGTTATGGGTTGCCACATGACCAAAGATGAGGCGATTGCCCAAGCCGTTGCTATCGCGCAGGCTGAGGGTTCTGAGTTTTTGGGTGAGCGCGCACGGGTTGCCGAAGATGTTTATACAACGGAAGAAGAGGCAGCTGACCGCGCCGAGCAGCTTGGCTGCGAAGGCACCCATTCCATGACGCTAGACGGCGACACGGTTTATATGCCTTGCTCCACGCATGGGCGTTATGAAGAAATAACGGGCGGCGATGGCTATCGGAGCGAACACGACCAGGGTGCGTCTACACCCGCGCCCGAGGAAGACCAAATTGAGGGTTCCGATGAAAACGAGCCGGGTTCTGCTTCTGGCCCCGGTGGCGACATCAAACTTTCAGAGCGTACTGAAACGGCTTTGCGCAATAAGGTCAAAGAGCACAACGACGCGATGCAAGAACAGGGCAAGCCTGACTACACTCGCACAACCTATGGTCAGCTCGCCGCGGTTTACCGCCGTGGCGCGGGCGCTTACTCAACCTCACACCGGCCCGGTGTTTCTCGTGGCGCGTGGGCAATGGCACGAGTGAACGCTTATTTGTATTTGCTGCGCAATGGGCGGCCCAAGAATGCAAACTATACGACTGACAATGACCTACTGCCAGAAGACCACCCGCGCTCCACTCGTTCTGAAGAGCAGGGTGAACGCCGCGATGTTGATTTAGCACCGCCGGCCTATATGCGCGCAAGCGCCCGGAGAGGCCTTGAGTGGCATTCTGAGGGGCTGTCAGGTGATGGCCTGGTAGATAGGACGGTGCGCGAGGCGCGGGCGATGGCAGAGGGAAATGTCACCGCGGATAAATGGTCGCGTATTGCCGCGTGGATTGCACGGCACTTGACCGATTTGGACGCGCCGGCTGCGGATTCCGACCACCCCGACTTTCCTTCGCCGGGTGTTGTGGCGATGGCTTTGTGGGGCGGCGGGGCAAATAAGCGGCAGGCAAGACGTGCGATGGAATATGCGCGTGGGGTGGTTGATAGAATTGAGGCCGAAAGTGATGAACGGAGCAACGTGACCGGCAAAGCTAAATCAAAATTGGAAACCCGTCAGATTACCGCCGACCTTGAGGTGCGTGACAACGGTAACGGCATGACCCTTGAGGGGTATGCTGCGCGGTTTAACGAATATTCTGAACCGCTGCCGTTCCGCGAGAAAATTGCGCCGGGTGCTTTCCGTGGCTCGCTGCGTTCCCGCAATGATGTCAAACTATTGTGGAACCACGATTCGTCAATGGTGTTGGGCTCAACCCGTTCGGGCACGTTGAAGTTGTATGAAGACGAAAAGGGTTTGCGGGTGCAAGCTGATTTGCCAGACACTCAGGCGGGCCGCGATGCACGCACTCTGATTCAACGGGGCGACGTAACTGGTTTTAGTTTCGGGTTTACCGTGCCATCAGGGGGCGATTCGTGGAACGACGACGGTTCGGAACGCACTTTGCACGCCGTTAGGCTTTTTGAGGTTTCAACTGGTGTAGCCTTTCCCGCATATCCAACAACAGACGGGACGGCTACTGTGCGTGGATTAGATGCGGTTGCGCAGCGCGCTGAAGTTGATGCTGATGCTTTGGCCGATGCTGTGCTCAAAATTGAAAACGGTGAAGAGATTACAGCTACTGACCGTGACCTTATTGAGGCGGTTTTGCAGGAACTTGCCCCAACAGATGAGCCTGAGGCTGATTCTGAGGATGAGGAAAAAGCGCGGCAACTGTTGCAGCTGAAGAAAAAGAAGCTTCAACTGCTGATGGGTATTTAATGCCTTACGACAAGAAGAAAGGCAGGAAACGCTGATGGCTACTGCTAAGGAAATTGAGTGGGTTATTTTGCGTGTTGCAGGTGACCCGGTAAGCGGTGTGGTGAAACAGTTGGCTCCGATTTGGGCTGAGGAGATTTTGAAACTTGACCAGCCGGAGAAACGGTCTAAGCGGGTTGTTGAACCCGAGGAGACTCGTTGAGCCCGTGGGAGTTTCTGGCGTGGGCTGTTGCGCTGGGTGTGTCGCTGATTGTTGTGGCGCTTGCGATTGCGGTGGTCACTGTGGTTGTGCGGCAGATTCGTAACGGTTCTGTGGGTCAAAAAAAGATTAAAAAAATCTCCTGACAGGGTTGCACTTGGTTGCATACCGGTATACACTGGTATTACCAACCAAGAAAGGAACCTAAAATGACCAGCTACACCAACAAAATGACACTCAGCGAACTTCCTGAGGCAGTTGAGGTTTACGCTAACTCGGGGTTCGACCCGAACGCGATGCGCCCGCTGATGAACTTGCTTCAGGAGCAAACCGATTACATTCAAAACCGTTTTTGGAGAATGGCCGACTTGGAAAAGCTGAAGCGCCGCTCGCCATTGCACAACAACATTGCCCACTAAATAAAAAATAGAAAGGCCCCGCTGCGGCGGGGCTTTTCTTATCTCATGACACGCCGTTTTGTAAACTGGCAGTAGCGGCTGAGTGTTACCACCGCCGTTAGGTTGAGCGTTATCGCCGCCGTGATATTTATCCAATTGTTTGAGAGGACAAAACCTAATGTCTTTTATTAAGACCCAGGAAGAAGTCCGCGCCAACCTAATCACGCAGGTACGCGACACTATTGATGCGTGTGAGGCTGAAGGCCGTGGACTTTCTGGTGAAGAAAGTGAAAAGATTTCTCGCCTTGAGGACGAAATCCGTAAGGCTGATGAAATGATTGAAACCGCAAAGCGTTCCGAGGAGCGGGCCGCTGAGGTTGCTGAGGCAACCCGTGGTTTTGCGCCGGTTGAGGAGACCCGTGGCGCTGCTGACGTGTTCCGTGCTATGGCGCGGGGCGAGCTGCGTGGCCACAACTTCTCGATGGAACAGCGTACGCTGACCCCTTCGGCTAACACTGTTCCGACTGATTTCCTTGACCGCGTTTACGCGCTGGCCAAGCTTGTCGGGCCCTACCTCGAAACCTCTGAGGTGTTCCAGCGCGACAGTGGTTCCGACCTTCGCATTCCGGTCATGACCGCTTACAGCACCGCAACCGAAAAGGCCGCCGGTGCCGCTCTCGATGAGTCGGACAACACCTACTCGTCAATCAACTTGCAGATGGCAAAGCAAGGCTTCATTGTCAAGCTGGCCAACGAGCTGATTACTGACGCCGGCTTCGACATTGAGGCAAGCGTTGCAGAGAACGCCGGTATTGCTATTGGCGAGCGCGTTAACACTGTCGTACACACTGCGGTTGCCGCCGCTGCTGGTGCTGGTGTGACTGCTGCTTCGGCAACTGCTATCACCGCCGACGAACTCGTGGAGCTCGCGTTTAGTCCTGATGGCATGGTGCGCCGCCTTCCTGGCACCGCGTTCATGTGCAACAAGGACACGCTGGCCCTGATTCGTAAGCTGAAGACGTCTGATGGCGACTACATTCTGAACGTTGTTCAGGGTGGGCCTTCGACCATTCTTGGCTACGAGGTGATTGAGAACCCGAGCGTTGATGGCCCGACCACGGGTAACGACGCCGTGTTCTTCGGACACTGGCCGTCGGTCAAGGTGAGCACGACCGGTCTTGAGACCTCGGTTTCAACCGACGCTTACTTCGCAAACGACATCACCGGTTACCGTTTCACTTACCGCCGAAACTGACAATGGCCTAAGCCAATCAGTTTAGGAATGGCCCCTCGGTTTGACCGGGGGGTTATTTCTTTGTCAAAAAACTTTTGGTTGATTGTTGCGGAATGGTGTTTAGTGGTATACACTGGTATTACCAACCAAGAAAGGAACCACCGAAATGAACACCACCGAATTTGACTACATGGTAGAAGCAAAAGATGCTATGAACCGGGAGTACGTTTGGATTACCGACACAATCCGCGACCTTTGGGGCCAAGCGTTTGATGCGAACAAGATTTACCAGGCTAGAATTGATGGACTTCACCGCCTTGCTTGGGCGTTGCACGCCGAGCTGCGTGGCCCAAGTGGAGCGTATAGCACCGAGTTTTACGCCACGATGGAAAGGCTGAAGGGCGTTTGCGGCGAGCTGCGGATGCTAATCCACACCAAGTAGTTGCAAGCCAAGCAAAAAAAGCCCCCGGTGCTTTGTTGCCGGGGGTTTTTTATCTGTGGGCAAGTGGGCCCGTCCGGTAAACTTGATGTTGGAGGTTTCTCGTGGCAGTTACTAATGGTTATGTTTCACTCGACCTGGTTAAAAAAGCTTTGCGTATCACCGACAACATTGACGACGACATTCTTGAATTGTCAATTGAGGCGGCCTCGCGTGAAATTGATGGGTTTTGTGAGCGGGTGTTTTACTCAACAACTGAGGTGCGAGTGTTTGTGCCCCGTGACCCGTTTACCGTAGAAATTGATGATGCAACAAACATCACGCAGGTTGAAACTGCGAGCGATGGTGAGTCGTTTGACACTGTTTTTACGGCGACTGATTATCAAGAGGAACCGTTGAATGGGCAGGCCGGTGGAATTGTTAGCCCGACCACTAGGCTGCGCGCTGTTGGCGATTACCTGTTCCCAACCTTTCAACCCCGCAACGTGTCAAAACACGAGGCTACGGTAAGGGTTACTGGCACGTTTGGTTTTACCCCGGTGCCAACGGCTGTTGAGCAGGCGGCTTTGCTTTTAACGTTGAGGCAGTATCGCCGCTATGACTCTCCGCTGGGTGTGGCCGGGTTTGATGAGATGGGTGTTGTGCGGGTTGGCCGAATTGACCCTGATGTTTCTAAATTGCTGGCACCGTTCAGACGGGTGAAGATGGGATGAGCCTTGCCAATATCCGCGATGGCCTTGCAACTAATTTAGGCACCATTTCAGGTATCCGCGTATACGAGGAAGTGCCTGATAACCCGGCGCTGCCGTGTGCGGTTATTGAGCTTGACGGGGTTGAATACGATGTTGCTTTTCAGCGGGGTGCCACGCAGTATACGTTTGTGGTGAAAGTAATTGTCACTCGAACAACTGTTCGGCGGGCGCAGCGCAAAATTGATGAGTTTATTGATGATGGCGCGCGTTCAGTTAAAACTGCTGTCCAATCAGATAGCAGTTTGGGCGGGGCTGCTTTTGATGTGCGCGTTGAGGCAGTGCGTGACATCTCGCCCGTTACAATTGGAGATATACAGTATATGGCAGTGGATTTCACTGTCACCGTTTTCGCACTATAAGGAGACATTGTGGCGAAGTTTGTTGCCAAAGATTTCTCGGTGACCATTGACAGTAATGATGTGAGCGCAAGCATCGCTTCAGTTACCTTGTCGCAAACCGCCGAGGACGTTGAAACCACGGCCTTCGGGTCAAACAGCCGCACACGTATTGGCGGTCTCAAAGACGGCGAGGTGTCGTTTGATTTCCATCAGGACTTCGGTGCCGCTGGAATTGACTCAATTTTCAACCCACTGCTCGGCACTGTGGTTGAGGTCGTAATTAAGCCGACAAGCGAGGCGGTGGGCTCCACCAACCCCTCGTATACGTTTAACGTTCTCGTGGCCGAATACAGCCCGTTTGACTCAAGCGTGGGCGACCTTGCCACATTCAGCGTGTCGCTTCCAATTAGTGGCGACGTGACACGCGCTGAGGCTTAATCAGTCGTTGAACTTCGCTTAGCGGCGTAGTAGGGTATCGGGTATGAACCCGATTGAACTAGAAGTAGGCGACACAAAAGACACTTTTGAGAAATGGGTCGAAACTGTTGCATCGGTTCAGGGCGTTGAACCAAAAAAATAACGGGGCTGGGTGAAACTTCCGCACATTGGTTTATTGCGGCACTCGCGGTAGAGACCCAGATTCCCCCGCGTGAACTTTTAGCGTTGGAGCCGCGTATGTTGTGGACTATTTACCGTTATTTGGTGTCGCGGTCTCAACAGGCAAAGAAGGGCAAGCGGTAGAATAGGGCATATGCCCAAAGCGCCTCCTCTTGTCAGTTTTGACGTTCGCACTGTTGATGCGGATTTTGACCGGGCGCTGACAGAATTGCGTAAGGCTGACAAGAATCTGTATAACCAGATGCGGCGCGAGTTCCGAAAAGAAATCAAACCGTTTGCGCAAGAATTGCAGCGGGGGATTCCCCGGGGCGGTTCACCGTTGTCGGGTATGTCCCGTTCGCAGCGTATTGCAAAAACCCGCCAAAGCCCGCAACAGCGTTCACCGTTTGTGTGGAAGCTACCGCGAACGCGCGTTGATGTTGGCACGAAGTTTACTCGCCGCCGTGATGTTAAAAACGTGGTGCGCATTTCGTTTACCGATACTCGACCTTTCTCGGCGTTTAGTGTTTTGGAGACGGCACGTGAGGGCGCTACTTATCGTGGCCGCAATATGGTGCGTGGAATTAAAAGCAAATATCCAAACCGTGGTCGCGGGCGTTGGGTGATTCCGCAGTTTTACGAGAAGCGGGCTGAAATTATTCGTACCGGTGCGCGCATTGTCGCAAAATATACCGCAGTTGTAAATCGTCGTTTGGCTAGGAAATTGAGGCGTAGATAATGGCTATTAGTCTGCCGATTGTTTCAACGTTTGATAATAAAGGTTTGAAGCGCGCCCGCCGCGGCTTGCAACAGTTTGGAAACTTTGCGGCGGACGTAGGCAAGATTGCCGCGGGTGCGGTAACTGCTGTTGCGGTAGCAGGTGTGCGTGAGGCCGCGGCGTTTGAGTCGTCTATTGCTAAAATTGAGGGTTTGGTTGGCGTTGGTGGCGACCAGCTTGACGAGCTCGCGGCTGCTGCCCGCAGGCTTGGCCCTGATTTTGGTAAATCTGCCAACGAGGCCGCCGATGCTTTGTTCTTTATCACTTCGGCTGGTTTGCGTGGCGACAGCGCAATCAACGTTCTTGAGGCTTCGCTTAAGGGTGCGGCTATTGGACTCGGCGAAACCAAAACCATCGCTGACCTGGCAACCTCAGCAGTTAACGCTTATGGCGAGTCGCAGCTTGATGGGGCGAAGGCTGTTGATGTTCTGACCGAAGCTGTGCGTTTGGGTAAGTTGGAGCCCGACGAGCTTGCTGGGGCGTTAGGTTCTGTCTTGCCGGTGGCATCAAACTTAGGTGTCAGGTTTGATGAGGTTGGCGCGGCACTTGCTGGTATGTCTAAAACCGGTACTGATGCATCAACGGCATCAACCCAATTGGGTCAAATTTTCAATGCGTTGATGAAGCCAACCGCAGAAGCTGACCAAGCGCTTGCGGATATGGGTACGTCAGCGGCTGAGCTGAGAACTCAAATCCGCGAAGAAGGTCTTTTTGCCACGCTTGAATCTCTTACTGATGCTTTTGATGGAAACATTGAGGCCACCACTGAAGTGTTTGGTAACGTTCGCGCGCTGCGTGGTGTGTTGGACCTTATGGGCGCATCGGCAGATGACAACCGCGAAGTTTTCAAACTGTTGGCAGACGACACGGGCGTGCTTGATGAGGCTTTTGCGGTAACCGCCGACACGGCCCAATTCAAGTTTGATGAGTCAATGGCACAGGTCAAAGATACTTTGCTTGGAATTGGCACGGACTTAATTGAAAGGCTGATACCCCACCTTGAAACCTTCCAGACTTTCATGGAAGAAAACGGGCCACAAATTGAACAAATCTTTGACAATATCTTTGCCGTTGTTGAACAGGTTGCAGATGGCGTTGGTCAGTTTATAACTGACCTTACTGAAGACGAAGAGTTCCAAGAATTTCTGTCCACTTTGCAACAGTGGTTTATTGACACTTGGCCCGAGGTTCAGGAACTGGTTGGGCAACTTGCCGACCTCGCTTTAAAATTAACGCCACTTTTAAAAGGTGCGGTTGAGGAAGCCCTCCCCACTTTGAGTGCACTGGTCAGCATCCTTGACGACATTGCTTTTTTCGCAAATGAGGCAGCGGGCGGAACGGATAATTTCAACTTTTCGTTAGAGGACTTTATCCCTGTTATTGGTGCCTATATAGGCGAAGATGGTTTGTTAGTTAAGTTTGCGAACGGCCTGGATAAAATTCGGGACGCTTACGAGCGTTTGATGGCGGTTGGTCTTGATATCACGCCAGACTTTTTAAAGGATTTAGGTGGGAGCGTGACGTTGGTGCCGGGTAGTTTTACGCCTGGAGAGTCTGGCCTGACGGGTGATTTGCCAAACGTTGCGCCAGACCACTTGGGCTTCCGTGCAAGCGGTGGGCCGGTTATGAGCGGGCGGCCTTATATTGTTGGCGAAATTGGGCCGGAGCTTTTTGTGCCGAATCAGACCGGCACTATTGTTCCGAATAACCGATTGGGCGGTGGGCCAACCTACAACATCACGGTTCAGACGGGAGTGGGTGACCCGGTGCGTATCGGCGAGGACGTAGTGAACGCGATTAAGCGATACGAACGTGCTTCTGGCCCGGTGTTTGCGAGCGCCTAATGTCGGTAACCGTTGAAATTGGTGTTTTGCGTGGGTTTGTTTTAGACGACCCGGTAGCAGGTGTTTTGGACAACACTGAGTACACATTGGGCGGCGAGGCGTTTGTTGATGTGTCAAACAAAATGACCCGTTTGTCTACCTCGCGTGGTAAAAACCGCGACCTTGACAAGTTCCAGGCTGGCACGCTTGATGTTGAGTTTAATAACGAAGACCGATTTTTTGACCCGTTAGAGTCAACCGCTTTGGATATTGTGCCGCGTGCCCCTATCAGGATTTCGGTTGATGGCGAAAGGCAGTTCACGGGCACCATCAACGATTGGAATTATTCGTATCAAACTTCTGGCAGGTCGGTTGTTACGACTAACGCTTCAGATGATTTTGTTTATTTGGCTCGACAAAATGTGCCGGAAACCGGCTCGGTGCCAGAGCAGGGTACCGGTGCTCGTATTGGTGCAGTGTTAGACAGCCTCACGGTGGATTGGCCGTCTGACCGGCGCGATATTGATACGGGCGATAACACTGTGGTTGC